CAGGTTGCCCTATACCGCTTTAGTGACCCAGTTTGTCCTCTGGAGCTGAATCTTCAACAGCATTTTGATACAAGCAGTCCCCCTTAGGGGCGGCACTGGCCCAACGTAAGACTTTGTCTGATTTGGGTGATTGGGTTTAACCCAGTGGCGAATCGATTTGCGACTGCAGGATGAGGTAAGGGGGGCGATATGGCGAAAGGCGGTTGAAATACCTGATATGCTGGCCAGCAGCTTTGTATCTGGTGAAAAGACAGACTTCCCGTCTGCAGAAAATAAAGGGAGTGAAAGAAAATCACATCAATCCGTTTTTAGGGCGAACGTAAAAGCCCGAACACGAAGACTAACGATATGGCCACAAACACGTGTATAAAGAATAAGACTGCCATTCAACTGGATGTAACTGCTACGGTGTTACACGAAGGCCCGTCCACGGCGGGGAGTCAGACTCCCCTTGTGGGGGCTTCTCCGCAGTCCGTTAGCCGTCAGTTGGAGTTTAGTGATAGACAGTCACGTGAACCTTGTGCTTCAGGTTCTTCTCTACTCGGCGCGTCGTGGATGGGAGGTAGTGCTAGGTCAGACCTCTCCAGATCAACCGATGTCATTCCGGTTGGAAAACGAATAGATGATGATTACGAACATTGGAAGGAAGGGAAAGAGGGAGATGTATTGTGCTGTCGCGACAGACGTTGCGTCCGTGAACGGGCATGGCAGGCGGAGTGGGGTGTTTACCCTCGACTCTATAACCACCATCAGCCGGCGAGCGCACCTCCCCCGAAAGCTCTTCCGTTCCACGAGCCAAGTTTCAGAAACTTTCCTTATAAAAACGCGCATCGGTTTAGGGAGAACCTCTTGTCCAAGAGGATCTCGTACGACGCCGAGTTTGTGCTGGAACAGACTATAGCACGTCTGGGTCCGGAGGAATGCGATTTCGAAGACTATAGCCTTAGAGAAGGTGTAGTTGACAAAGTAGAGGAACTAGTGAGTGAAATGGCTCAAGGAGTGGCCCGAGACGACGAAGCTAACCCGTATACGGTGCTTTGCGACGAAGTCGAGGACGGTTGCTCTGAGAGCCGACGTCTATACAAGAGATGTAAAAAGCTAGTGGAATTCTACGAGGATATGGGCGTACCTCGTAGCGGAAAAGAACCGCCCCAGCATATAATATGCGGGCAGCTCCGCGCTGCCGTGCGACAATGTTTCTCAAGTGAATTATCTATCATTTGGGAACTCAGTTTCAAAACGATTCAGAAGATTGAAAAATCGTGCTGTAACGTTTGTTTGCCTCTTTTTGAAGAGAAACTGAGCCAATGGAAAGAGGCTAGATTTCACCCAGTTGCTGTCGATAGTGAGCATCTCGAGCGATTTAGAATCGCGATGCGCGCAAATATCGAGAAGGGATGGGATCGACGACGTGCTCCTTTTATTCCGAACGGTCACGCTACCCGGCGTTACACAAGGAAAGAAGGAGGTAATTGGAATCGGGAAAGTTTCGACAGCGAGTGTCGCACTGAACTAGTGTTCTCCTCAGGCAAACCCAGGGTTGTTACCCTTTACTCTGCTGAGAATACACGACGTTTAGCCCCGTTACATTACTCCTTGTATGACATGTTGAAAAAGAGAGGGTGGTTGCTTGTTGGAGACCCAACCGATAAGCACGTCCAGAGCCTTGAAGGCGCTTCTCTACTGAGTTTTGATTACTCGTCGGCTACTGACAATATAAAGTCGGCTTACGTCAGAGTTGCAGTTGAGGTTCTGGAGGAAATGGCTGACCACATTACGGATGAAGAACACCAG